ATCCGCCATCGACGATCGCCCAGACGTGGTGCGGCGCGGTGCCGCTCGCGTCTACGGTATCGCCGTTGTTTTCCAGGATCAGCGCGTCGAGCACACCAGTCGTCTGCAGGAGCCGCGACGATATCGCCTGTGCGGTATGCGTCGCTGTGATCTGTATCGATCGCTCGCGGCGGATGCGCAGCTCAGCGTCCGTCTCGCGATCGCGGCCCGTCTGGCCCGCTGCGATATTGGTAACCCCATCCCACCCGCTCAACGGCGTCTCGATCGCGGTCAGGTCACCCGCATTGAGCACACGCGCCCCTGTCTCGACTGCGACAAAACCCCCTGACGCTGACCCCTCAGCGCCGATGGTCCGCGATGCCTGCAACCGATACAGATCACCGGTGAGCGCGCTGCGAACCTCAGACCCAGCAGGAATGACCGTGCCCGGTGTGCCAGTCAGAAACCCGTCGACGATGGTAGGGGTCGCGGCGAGCCGCACAATCCCGTTGAGCGACACGACATGATCAAGCGGCACGTCCGACGCCGTATCAGGGTATTGGCTCTGATAGATGTCGTCAGCAAGCGCCCACAGCAGCGCGTCGAGCTCCGCCGCGATCCCGATTAGCTGGCCGAAGACCGACTCGGGGCGCAGATCGATCGGCCCGAATGCCGAAACAAGGCGCGCCTCTATCTCCGCCTTGGTCGCCGGAAGGCGCTTCGGCTCGAAGCCCTCTGCGGTAAGTCCGATCATACCGTCACCCCGCCCGAGATTTCCACGCCGCCAATCAGCACCCGGAATTGCACTTGTAGCGCGCGCGTCGCCGAATTGAAATCAAGCTCAAGCTGCACCACCCGGTCAACGCCGGGCGTGCCGACTATCTGGCGCTGCAACAGCGACCTGACGCGACCCTCGGACGTGCCCTTGGCGTTGAGCTCGCCAAACCACGGCAACCCATCGCTCACCGCCAGAAACCACTCGCCAAGGATCAGCAGGAGACGCCGCTTGATGCGCTGGCGGATCAGATCAACCCCGTCGATCAGGCTCAGGTCATTTCCGGCGAGGATCAGATCGTGACTGGTTCTTGAGAGCGCGAGATCGATCATCCGTCCGCCCCCTCTACCAGCGGCCACAGTCCGGCGGACGATCCGCTGCCGACACTGACCTTATCATCAATCCGGCTCACTGGCGAACCGTCAACCTCCACGCGCGGTGCATCGACGAAAACCTGAGCCGCTGTGATCCTGACCACGCCGCCGGGCTCGATCCTGATCGTCGCGTCGCCCATGCCTATCTCGACAGACCCCGCATCAGCGGCCACACCCCCAGGCCGGATGCCTGGCAGGAACACCGCGTCGTTGTGAGCGTGCGTGCGGGCGCTGTCAGGCAGTCCACGGTCGCCAGCAGTAACCCACGCGCCGATGTCACGGTCCGCAAATATCACCAGCCCTGTGTCGCCGGGCGCGATCGGAAAAGTCATCCATGCGCCGCCGGCCCGAGGCCACGATACGGGCACGTCGTTGACGATCGGTTGCGCGATAGACCCACCTGCACCGTCCGGCTCATCCTGATCTATCCGCACCCTGACCATGGACCGCGCAGCGTCATAAGACACGACGCGCGCAGGCATGGCTACGCGCATCGAGCGCGCGGCAGACGCCATCATCCGTGACGCCAGATCAGCGAGCGTGAATTCAGCCACTTGTGCCCCCAAGCACGATCATGTCGGAGAAAAACTCCTGCCCGCGATTGTCTCCTCGATGCTCGATTTCGTCGACGACGAATTGCCCAGACACATCGCGGCTTCGAACCACGACAGGATCGCCGGGTTCAATCTCGCCGCGAAGCAGGCTAGACACCCGAAAGCCCGCTCGGGTCTTGCGCGCGATCCTCTCGCTGTCCGTTTCAGTCTCCATCGGTTCAGGCACGCGCAACATACCTGTATCGGGCGCGATCAGCGCGGCCTCACGCGGTGCGACGCCATCAGGCCCCAGGATCAGCAGGTCGCCGTTCTGGACCGACCACGTCGCGCCAACGCGGCTTGTGACCTCAGCCAGCGCCGGCCCGGCCCGTCCGACCCGGCTATAGCCGCCGCGCATCGGGACGTCCAGGTTGATCCGCACCGGCCGCACGACAAGGCCCATCTGACGAGCTATCGCGTCGATCACCTGTCGCACCGTCGCGCCGTCGACGAATGACAGTGACAGGCGGGTCTCCCTCAGCGGCACGATCCCGTCGAGAGTTTCGATGACGGTGATGATGTCAGGAGGTGCATACTCGGTCCTGACCTTGATGATCCCGGATTGGCTGATCAGGATTTCAGCGCCCTCATAACCCGCGAAAAGCCTGACGCTCGCGCCGGTCTCGCGCGCACTCGCGGCTGTCGCCGGCGACAGGTTGTAGATCGATATCTCGCCGTCGTTGGGCTGCTTGGAGCGGTTTTTTCTGATGACAAACCGCACCTTGACGTCGCCGATTTCCACGCGCTCGGCTGCGCCGTCTATCTCGACCCGGACGACGCGCTTATACGAGCGGGACATGGATCAGCCTCGTGCGGCCGCTGACAAAATCGTCCCGCCCTGGCAGTGACGGCGCGCGCTTGTCGGTCGCGACCACAAGTATTGATCCCGATGGCAGGCGCGGATCCGCCACGCGCGCGAAAAGCACCTTGCCGCGCGTGACTTTCTCGCCGATCGCGATCGGCTGGTCATCGCCAGTCAGGATATCGAGCGTCCAGAATTCGCCGACGACATTCCACCGACCGCGCAGACGATATGATGCGCCGCCGATTATCGTCTCGGATCGCCACGCCGGCCCATCGGGCCAGGGGATGATGTCGGCCATCAGAAGCCCAACCCAGCAATGATCGCCTTGAGCGCGCTTTTCTGGCGAACGCCCGGATTGACGTCTACCGTCTCGTCACCGGCGCCCGCGATGTCAGGGTCTGCCGGTTCGAGCGGCTGGCGCCCGGCATTTGTCGCGCTCGCGGCCGTGTCTTTTGACCCGGCCTCAGCGTCGTCAGCAAGATCCGCGCGGCGCGACTCCACGAACGTGAGCTGTTTGAGCGTCGCGCTAAATCGTAGGGCATCGCCGCCGCGCCTCGGGAATACAAGCGACTCGATGATCATGCGATCATAGGTATCGAGTCCTGCAACCACCTCGATCGGCTCGCGATCCCGATACGCCGCCATCAGCGCGTCTCGCGCCGCCTCTACGCCGCCGCCGCCGAAAAGCGATGCCTGCCCGATCACGCCTTCCAGCGTGATCGTGATGGGGAGATTGTAGGCGTGATCCGTGACCAGCGAGCCGCCCTCGATAGGGTGATCGGTGATCGTATTGTTGGCTTGGACCGTCTCCGCCATGACCGCATCGATCAGGAGCGACCCGATTGATTTGCGAGGCGAGCGGCTGCGGTGATCAAAAAGCAGCTCGATCATGGCGCGTCCACCGCATCAGCTATGGCGTCATTGGTCTGACGCGAGATTGCCTTGCGCACTTCCTCAGCGACGTCCTGCGGGTTCATCGCAGCTCCTGGCGGCAGATTGACTGTGATGTCATTCTGGATCGAAAACATGTTGCGAACGGCCTGCCCAAGTCGAAACGGAGCCGTAAGCGCATCCATGGCGCCGTTGATCACGCCCCCGCCAGATGACTCGGGCGCTCCACCGAATGACAGATCAGGCAACTCCGGGATCAGGTCGTTTATCGATTTGATGGCGTCCCGGACCCGGTCGAATATTGCGATCATCCGATCCGCGAAGCGTTGCCACGGGCCGAATATCTGCTCGATGAATGTATCGTTGCCCGCCACCCAGTTGCGGATTTCGTCGACCACCAGCACGACGGCGGCGGCTATGGCTGTCAGAGCCACCGCAACAGGATTGCCCACGAGCGCCAGTGTAAGCACCTTGACCGCTGAGGCCGACGCGAGCAGCCACACCGGCAATTGCAGTGCGATCAGGATACCAAGCGACGTCGTGATCAGGCTGATAACAGAGTCCCATCCGCCCATGGATTGAGCAATCCCGTCCACAACTGAGATTGCCCCGCTGATGACGCCGACGAGCAATCGCGCCGCTATGACGACGCCGTCCAGCACATCCCGCAGCCGCGTCCGGATCAGATCGCCATTTGCCAGCGCCCAGTCCTTGATTGCAACGGCAATTTCAATCGCGAGCGGAAGAAACTCGGCCAACACCTCGTTTTTCAGACCGCGCAGAATCCCGGTGACGTCCTCGAGTCGGTCCCCGAATTCCTCGGAATTTGCCAGCGCCTCCTCGGATATGACCCGCCCCATGCGGCGCATGGCGAGGCGCTGGCGATCAATCTCGTCTGTCCCTTGCTCAAGCAGCAGCGTCATGCGCTGCCCTGAACGGCCGAATATCGCCTGCGCAAGAGACGCGCGCAGCGCCTGATCCTCAACCCCGGCTATCCTGCGCGCGACGTCGTCAAAAAGCTGCTCGTTGCTTTTTGCAACGCCATTCACATCGCTCAGCGCAATGCCCAGCTCTGCGAAGGCGTCTTTCGCTGTCCCGGTCCCGCGCCGAGCTTCGCCAATATTGCGCGAGAAAATCCGCACCGATGCATCGAATTCGCCGATTGACACACCAGCGTCACCGGCTGCGAGCGCGAGCTCTTGATACGTCTCGCCGGCGATGCCTGCGGCGCGCGCGTTCTTCGCGATGACGTCCGCGCCATCCGCAAACCCACGGATCGCGACAAAGAGCCCGCCAGCAAGCGCCGTCATTGCAGCAGATGCCGCAAGCAGGCCTACCTTCAGGCGATTAACGCTGCTGTCAAACTTTTCGACCTTGCCCTGGTCGGCGTCGAAACCAAGCTTTGTGATCAGCTCGCGGACGATCATTTACTGCCCCTCTCGCTCGCGATCCGCTCCACGTCCTGCCTCATGTCGAGGACGGCGTTGGCCTTCTCCACGTCGGTCATCGACCAGTCGTCAGATATCTCCGGCAGTGACCCAACTCGCTCGATGACCAGCCGCCAGATAGGCCACTCGTCGGCTATTTCGGGGCTGAGTCGCCCCGGAAGCTCTGCGCCAGTCCTACGAGCTTTGTGAGGCGTCCAGAACTGGCGATGGCGAAAAAATCGTTGGCCTCGACAACAAACGCCAGCGCCTTGACCATCTCGCCGTAGTTCGCCGAGTAGACGTCATCGATTGCAGCCTCGGTCAGCACCCGCCCGTCGCGCTGCGTGCGCTCGAACATCTCGACGATGAGCTTGCCGTCAGGGTCAACGCCGATCAGCCCTGCGACAAGAGACGCAGCTCCGGCACCGGCTTCCGCCAGATCGATTTCCGCATCGAGCCCACCCTTCAGACTCGCCACGATCCCCTTGAGCGCTGGCGCGATGATCGACGCAAGCCGCGCCTGGAGGCGATAGCCCTGTCGCGCGCCGAAGGCTGTCACCTCATATTTCGCGCCGTCGATTGTCTTTTCAGACCGCTTGAGCATCACCGACCCTCCGCGCCGCCGACGAAGACCTCGGTCTGACCGAGCGCGATGATCCATTCGCGACCCTCGGACTCAGCCCCGCCGGTGATCGATGGCAGGCGCTCGACCCAAGCCGCAGTGGACGCCGCGACCGTGCGCCCGTTGTTGTCTTTGACCATCATCGGGACGACGCCGGAATTCGACGCCTGATCGACCTGATAGAGTCCCGACAGAAAGTCGTTCGCAGCGGACCCGGAGCCGAGCGTGATCGTGAGCGTCGCCGTTCGATTGTTCGACTTCGATCGGACGACGTTGACTCCGTCGACGTCGACCACCTTGGTAAATGCGACTTCGTCAAAGGCCAGCGTCGGGGTAGATCCCGCCTGGATGCCCTGAAGCGGCACACCACCCATGATGATGATGACCTGAGCCGGATCGTAGGTATGGACTGCCATTGTCTCGACTCCCCTATGCGCTCACGATGCCAGTGATATTGACGAACTTGATCGCGCCCGCGAGAGGAGCCTCGAAGCGCACATCCTTCAGGATCCGGTTCGCGCGGTCCCCGAACTGCGTGTCTTCCCGGCGCGGCACAGTCAGTGTGAAATCCGGCGTGATGAAATCGAGATCCACCGCGAGGATCAGGCGATTTCGCACCGCTGCTTCGATCTGCGAGATGCCGGTGTCCGTGAATGCGATCTTTTGCAGCCGATCCGCCGCGCGCGTCATCGTCTCGAACACATCCTCCGCCAGCCGTGCGTCGAGCCACGCGATGCCGTGCATCACGTCGCCCCACTCGCCGCCCGCCATCTTGCCGCCCTGCGCTCGCGTCGCCTGCGCGATCGACACGAAATACTCGGCGTTTTTCGCCTCAAGCGTGCTGCGCTGCGTTGCCGTGAATGCATCGCCGGGGATGCCGGCCACCGTCTGGTCGAACCATGCGATTGAGCCCGGCCCGCTGGTCCGCGTCTCCACGATCGGGAGCACGCGACCCATTTGCGCCATCTCGGGATAGAGCGTCGCCGCCTGGCTGTGGTATACCACGCGGGACTGATCGAAATTCGACACCTTGAGTTGAGACGCAAGATCCGTCGTATCAAGCGGGTCGAGTATGCCGGGGTCCGCAGAACGCGCCCAGAACTGGCGAAACCCCTGCATGGCGGATACAGCCGGCGCCATCAGCAACGCGTCCGCTTCGAGCACCGACTCGATCGCAACCGCGAACCACTCGTCGTTGATGTCGAAAATCAGGGCCAGCGCCTCGGGGTAGGTCTCCAGCGCCGCCTTGTAGCCGATGATCAGCTTGCGCGGCTGCGGCGTCTGGCTGAAAAACGCCTGAGCAGCGAGGAATTCGGGGTCAGTCGGCGCAAAGACGGCGTCGACCTCATCGATGCTGGCGAAGCTCTGCGCCCGCGTCGCGGCAAGCGGCGCACTCTCGCCGATAAAGAGCGGCACGCCGAAATTCACGCGCTCGACCGCACTCGTGTCGCGCAGGATCGTAACCTGCACACGATCCCTGATCAGGCTGATGCTCATGGTAGCGTCCCCGCTATTTCCGTGGATCCGATTGCTGCTGTATAGTCCACCGTCTCGATGCGACCAACCGCATGGACGGACTCACGCGCGAAACCTATCTCGATATCGAGACTGACGCGGGGCAGGAGGCCCGACCCGTCCAGCACACTGATATCTGACGGGCCGCTGAGAATGCGACGGACTGCGAACGACCGCCCGAGCATGTCAATCGCTGTCTCGTTGTCGAGTATCCGCTCAGCAATCACGAGGCTGGCCTCATCAACCGCACCCGGATTGCCCGCTACGCCCGTGACCTGCACCGCGAGCGTGCCGGTTGCCCACCTCGCCAGCCGCGCATTGTCGTCGCCGGCGGGATAGTCGATTTCGTGCGCTTCTTCAGCCGACACGCTCAGCCTGTAGCTGATGTATGGCGCAGCCGGGGCCGGCGCGTTCTGGCCAGCGAGGATCGCCTGAAGCCCGGTGATCGCCGTCAGCCATGCAGAGATTGCTGCGTAAAGCGGCTCCATCACCCTGCCCCCACTGCAAGCACCGCCTCATAGTGAGGGATCACGCCGTTTTGCCATGCCAGCACCGCGACGACTTCATAATCCACGCCGTCGAGCGTCACCCGATCAGCCTGTCGCGCTGGGCTCGTGGCGGTCGCGGCGGCGGCAGTCATGAGCAGTGTATCCGTGTATATACGGTAGCGCGCGTCCTGCCTGCGCCCCTCGGGGACGATCTGCATCGTCTTGCCGTCGATGGGCTGCACACTGGCTGTGATATTGCTGATTGCCAGTGTGCCAGGGGCCCAAACGCCATCAGCATACGCGCCTTCCGCCTCGCGGATCAGGATCAATGGCCGCCGGAACGCCTCGAACATCAGTTGTCCTTTCCGATGACAAAACGGATCGATGCGCGCATCAGCCCTGTATCGATCAGCGGATTTGACGACCCCTTGGCCTCGACCGTGCGCGGCGAATTCGGTGGCGTGCGCAGCGTCGTGATCTTGCGCTTGATGTCGTCTTGCGCCATGGTGCCGAGCAATTCCAGGGCAGTCTTCGCCGGGCGGACCCGGTCCAGCACCGACTGATAGAGTTTGGTCGTGATATCCCGCCATCCGCGCTTTTCATCCGCTGTGGACCGGATGAACGATCGCTCGGGGATCCGGCGTGTGCCGAACTCGTTGTAAAATCCGATTTCCGCGATCGTCGCGCCAGACGGCCCGCCTCCGCCGGGATCGCCCGCCTGCAATCCAACCTTGATCGTCGCCCCGTCAAGCTCGCGAAGCTGCTTGCGGATCTCGTTCCAGCCGCGATCGCGATCCTTGACTGTCACAGCGACCCCCGCGTACCGGGCGCAAAGATGTAACCCCGCGAAAGGCGCGCGAATTCCGCCCCAAACGCCGTTGTCGCAAGCGTTGTCGATCCGCTCGATCCGCCAGTCGAGAACGTCATGGCCAGCCCGCCCTCGCGCAAAGATGTAATCTCGCCGCTGGCTGCGCCCGTCGACGCCGATCGCTTGGCCAGGGTGAGGATGTGGGCTGCGAGATACGCGACGAGCGTATCGCGTTGCGATCCACCGATGAGCGGGCCGATCTGACCATCCGCAATGGCGATCGCGCCCGACAATTGCGGGTCCGCCGCAAGGTCGGGCGCGATCACGGGGATCAGATCTACGGCGCTCATGCGTCGGCTTTCTTGCCCGGCTTCTTGTCAGGCTTCTCCACCCCCTCGGGGGCGATCACACCTTCGGCCTTCTCCCCCTCGACAGGGAGGGCCACCTCGGCCTTCTCCACCTCGACCGGGAGGGCCACCTCGGCAAACCCCCTCTCGACAGCGATCACCCCTTCGGCAATCTCCGCCGCGACGACAGGGTTCGCCATCATCTCAGCCAGCTCGGCGTCGCTGATCACATTGTCGCCGGGCATCAGCCGCGTGGACCCATACTCGTAGATCGACGGTCGGTTGTAACTCACCTTCTGCATTGTCTACCCCTCCATCAGATCCCGTACCGGAACCGCTGCGCGAGCGGATACGGTACGATGGTGCCGCCGTGCTTCGAGTGACACGGCACCTTGAATGCGAAATTGTCGGCCTGCGGCGGGAACTGCTCGAACAGAACGGGAACCTCCTGCCACATCTTGTCGATGCTGCGCTGGTAGACGATGAAGCCGTCCGTGGCGCCAGGGAACGCGCCCTCCAGCTCGCTCGCCCACTCGACCGAGCGGATGTGCGGAGACTGGCCCAGGAAGAACTGAAGGATCGTCGTATCCGACGTGCTCGAGCGCGGATTGGCCGCGATCTGCTGATACTGCTTGATCGGCATCACGACAGTATCCGGCGCTTCCGCGCCTTTGGACAGCGACACGATGTCCGCGACCGCCGAGTTGAGATCCCGCAGGATCTCATCCGGCGTCTTGCTCGACCACAGCGGAGACGCCGCCGCGCCATTGACCACAGCGGATGCCGGGATGTTGGCATTGGTCAGCCACCCCTGAATCCCGTGCGTCGCGTCGCCGAAGAACGCCAGCCGGTTCATCGCCTCCTGATGCGCCCGCAGCGCCTGATTGGCCCGGCGCTGTTCCAGCGGCAGGCCGGCGAGCTGTGCTGCCCGGATATCCTCGATCGAGTAGGAATACCCGAAGCCCAGCCCCTTGAGGGTCGAACTGAACTGCTTGCCAGTGACCTCCGCCATCGGCATATCGTCGGCGTAGTTCGCGATGATCTTGGCAACCCCAACAGCGTCGAACTGCGAGTAAACGACCGTCCGCGCGCCGGGCGACGTCGTCGAGTCCACCGGGATCAGGCGGTTGGCGGCGAGCGGAGCCTTGACCACGTCGAACAGACGCGACTTCACCTGCTCCAGCTCGCGCGCGAAAAACGCGGTATCTTCCGCGTCAAGGTTCATCATCTGCTCCATGGCACAGCCCCTCAGATCTGCACGACAGCGAGACCGCCAGCGGCGGCTGCGGTCAGAAAAGTCCCGACGATCGCGGTTGCGCCCGCCGTTACGAAAGTCCCGCCAGCGCTGATGCGCGCGACGTTGCCCGGCACGACCGTTTCAGCCGACACGACCCACACGCGGCCGGACGTCATCACGGATACCGTGGACTTGTCGGGGTAGACGCCGGACTCCTCGATCTGCGAGAACACAGCGACGCCCAGGAAATTCGCCGCCCCGGACCTGACCACCTGCTTGCCGGGGTCCGTTCCGCGAGCGACAGGCCACCCGAAATCGATCGCGCCCTGAGCCGCGAAAGAGTCGATCGTCCGATCCGACATGTCCGCGATCAGACCAGCCAGTCCCGGCTGACTGTCGCGCGAATAGGTCAGCTGCACCATGTCATTTTCCCCCTGCGAAATAGGCTGCCTGATCGGATTTGATCAGCGTCAGCAACGAAGACGGCTTCTCGGCGGCGGCGGATCGAGCCGAAGCTGCCTTGGCCTGTCGCTTGATGGCGCCTGGGTCACCCGCCGACTCCACCGCCAAATCGAACGCGGCGCGAACGTAGTCGTCCGACTTGCCGTCGAGATTGAGCGCCGGACGATGCGCTTTGATCGCGGCTTCCATGACCTCGCGGTCGGTCTTTCCGTCCGTCTCGATCCTGGCGTCCACGCGCGCGGCGCGCTTCTCGAGATCGCCCCGAGCCTTGGTCGCTGTGGCGATCTCGGCAGGCATCCCGTCGATCCGCGCCTTCAGCGCCTTCGCGTCTTCGATTGCTGCATCAGTCCGTGCCTGAGCTGCATCGCGCTCCGCGATGGCGCCATCCGCGCGAAGCTTCTCCGCCGCAAGGTCCGCTCGCATCTTGTCGAGAGCCTTCGCGACTTCCGGCGCTGCCTGATAGGACAGCCCATCAAGCGAGACGCTGATCAGTTTGTCGTCCGCCATGTAAGTCTCCTGTGATTGGATTTGGGCCGCAGCCCCGTCGATATTGAGCCGGGCCACTGGACCCGCCCTCGCCGTGTCTACGATCGCGAGATGATTGTAGACCGGATTACGTTGGCGATGCGTGTATGGCTCGCCCTTGTAGACGCCTGACTCCTCATCGATGCTGACAAAATAACCCAGCGACAACTCACGCCGCCCGGCCCTCACCGCCTCGATGCCAGACCGATGCGTGATCGTGAGAGGCAGGGAGATCAGGCCAGCTGCGTCCGCGCTCGCTCGCTCGCCTGTGTGGCCGATCGTGACCTTGTCCGCTGTGTCGGCATTGACAATGCCGCTCGGCGGATGACCATTCGTCATCGGGAGCATCGAGAGCGTCGCGAGGCTTGCCGGCGCGAGGATGTCGTCAGGGTGCCGCAGCTCCCGTCGCTCCGTGCCGTCCGCCTGGCGATACACAAACACACCGGTGCGCGTGACGACCGCCTCGCCACGCAAGAAGCCCTCGCTGGTTTCGTCGACGCGCGGGAGCTTCGCAAAATCCTCGCGGAATACCTGCGTCATCCCGTCAGCCCCGTGCCGTTGTGGATGCTCGGGCATATCAGATCTCCACAATCGCGAAGGAAGTGCAGCGGCATTGAATATCCTCGCCGGGGTGTAGCTCCACCGCGCCAATCTCCGATCGCGGACGCCATTCGTCCGAGCCCTGGTCGCGGTATACCGTATTATCGTCCCATCGGCAAATCTTACCGTTCAGCGGCGTGTGTGTTTCACGGACGCGCTCGTCGCCGGCTGTCGCCCACTCGTATTGCGATATGCCGAGCTTTTCATTTCGCGCTTGCGTCATCTGTCCATTGAGCGTCGCGATCTGATCCCGCGCGATCAACTTTGCGCGGCTTTCCGATACCTCGAACCGCTCGGCGATCCGGGTTTTCGTCTGCTCGGTCGAAAGCCCAGCGCCGAACGCCTCGCGTGTTACTTCAGCCACCTGATCGAGCAGCGTATCGCGGATGGACGTGATCAAACTGGCATTCCTTGCGCTCCACTCTGCGACCAAGCCGTTCAGCGCTGGCTCAGCAGCGAGAATATCGACGCCGAATGCCTGTCTGACCGACCTCTGAAACTGCGCGCGGCTGAACCCTGACGTTCGTTCGGCGAAATCCTCGAGGCTCTCTATCGTGCTGACCACACCCGCCTCTGATTGCGCGCGGACCCTCGCAATCAACTCCGCAAGGTCGCCCGGCATCGCGTCGCTGTGGACGCTGTCCGCGCTTGGTGTGCGGTCGAGCTCGGCGAACAGCAGGTCCCGGATTATCGCCGTGACGCCCCGCACCATCCTGACCAGCGCAGCCTGATACCGCCGCTCTATCTGGCGAGGATCCGCCATGCGCGATCCGCGACGCAGCGGTCTACGCATTTGACCCGCCATCATCAGGTGCGACGAAATCCACCAGCTCAGTCTTGTATTGAGACTCGCCAAAGCGTGCGAGAAACACCGCCTCGGCTTCCACCGCTCCCCGGTCGATGTAGATCGCATCCGTCTCCGCGTTGATCTTCTTGATTTCCGCCCACTCTCGTTCGCTAGGGACATCCAGATCAGGGAAAGACCACGCCGCCTCCGCGATCCGGCCGTCCCGCTGCACAGCGAGAAGATCGACAATCCGCTGAATGACCGGGCGAGCCGTGTCAGACTGATATGAGCGGACGACGTCAAACCAGTTTTGCTTGTCTCCCTCGCCAGTCGCATTGAGTCCGCCAGGGGACCGTCCGACCAGTCGCGTGATCGGAATTCCTGTCGTGCCGGATACGTGCATCGCGAAGCGGTCCCACAAATCGGCCAGCCCCGCTACGCTCGATGCCTGCTTGGAATAGCTCTCACCGTCCGCGTCCAGGAAGATCGTATTCGCAACCGACCGCGTAAGGTCGATCAGAGCCACGCGCTCGCGGACCAGATCGTCCTGGCCAGACCTGATCATCTCCGACAGGCCGCTGATCGAAAGCGTGGTCTGGACAAAATCCCTGACGATCCCGGCGGTCGACTTTGTCGCTGTCGCAAAATCACGGATGGACTCGTAGGGCGCCTGCAATGCGCTATCGCCCCAACCGTTGTTCGCGACACGGTCCTGCTCGCTGATTTCCTCCCCATCGATGATGATCAGCCGCGACCGATGGACAGTCATTGGCGCGCCTTGGATCGGCGTCACGCGATACGTCTCCGGGAACCCGAAGCCGGGGTCTCCTGGATCGTGCGATATCGAGGATATATCCCACATGACGCGATCGCGCTCATACACGCGCAGGCCGACAACGCTGCGCAGCCGCGCCTCTGCAAGAGGGTCGCTCGCCTCGCCGCCGTCGTCGGCCAGAATGAGGATTGCCGCTCCGCCGAAAAGCCGCGCCCACTTGAGCGCTCGCACGACCTCCTTCTTCGCGTTGAGCCGGGCCATTGCTGCAATCAGATCGTCGCCGCCCTCAATCCACTCGCGCAGCGCATCATCGGGCAACACGTCGACGACACGGCGCGCGATGCCATCGAGGCGATAGAGCGACGCCAGCGTCCGACTGTCGAGCGCGCCACGATTGAGGATCCGCATTGCGCCGTTCGGGTCACCCCTCCCGCCGAGATTGGTGAGGATGTTCGCCCAGCCGTCGATGTTATTCGCCATGGTCGCTCACATCCTCGTCAGAGCTGCGTAATCGACGCCAGGCTTGCCGACCATCAGGTCAGTCAGCGCCCACACGAGCGCGTCGAGCCGATCCGGAGACGCACCACCCGACAGCGGCTCCCAGTTGACGAGCTGGTCCTCCAGCTCGCGCAGGTCGCCATGATGCCTGATTTTGCCCTGCTCGTATAGCGCCACCACTGGCTCGGCTCGCGCAGCCTTGCCTCTGCTGGCGTGGACGATCTTGATCGGCGCTGACCGCCATGCAGTCTGCAAGGTGTGGCGCACCATTTCGCCGCCCTGATTGCCCTCTGCGACTATGCGATCCGCGCCGAGCTCATGATAGAGCGCGATCGCCTTGCCAGCCCACACGCCCGGCGAGTATCGCCCAGAGACGTCGCGGAGCACATGCCCCAAGCCGTCCTCGCCAATGCCAGCGGCGATTATGCCGGTTTCATCCGACTCCTCATTTGCTGTGATCGCCGGGTCGATCGCGACGACGATCCTTCGCATTTTTGGGACCTGCTTGCCGCGTGAGGCTTCGATCAGATCACGCGACCACAGCGCGCCCTCAGCCTCGCCAAGCATCTCGGCTTCGAGCTCCTGACGCCCGAGTCGCGTGCCCTCATATTTCGCCCGGATCGTTCGCAAGAAACCTGAGGCGAGATTGGCCGAATTGTCGAAGGTCGATCCGCGCGTGATCACCGTCTGTGGATCAGCCATCATTTCCCGCAGGAGCGACAGGGACTTTGGGGTCGTCGTGACCATCGCCTGCGGTCTATCGCCGAGCCGCAGCCCGAATTGGGCCATGTCCCAGGTATCCCGCAGTCGCTTCCACGCGGCCAACTCGTCGCACCATATGCACTCGTGCTGCGGCCCTCTGAGGCGGTCAGGCTCCTCCGCAGAAAACGTCATCGCGCTCGCGCCGTTTGCCCATGTGAGCTTGCGCTTGGATGGCTCGTAGAACGGACGGCCAATCGGATCGCCTCGCAAAGTCTTGTCCGACTCGTGCGATATCGCGAGCAATCCCGACTCACCCTCGACCATCACAGCTCGCACATCGCCTGCGGTCGCGGCTATCAGGCCGATATGGCGATCACCGTGCATCACACGCGATCTGACCCACTCAGCACCGGCCCTCGTCTTGCCAGCACCGCGCCCGGCCAAGAACATCCATGTTGACCAATCACCATCAGGGGCGAGCTGCTCGGGCCGCGCCCAGAACTGCCAGTCACGCAACAGATCGCCGAGTTGATTATCACTCAGCTCCTTGAGGATCCTCGTCTGTTGCGCTAGTGGCAGCGAGGCGAGCGAGGCGGCGCTCGATGATTTCACGTGGGGATATCTCCGAGGTCTCGATCGGCCCGCCGTCAGGGCCAGAAATCTCAGACCGCTCAGCCAGCCCGAGGATGCGGCCGACCATCTGCGCATTGTAGATCCCGACAACCGCTCCAGACATCTTCTGGTGTGCGATCACCTGATCCATCCAAGCACAAGCCTCGGCGAATGTGATCGTTTCATCAGGGTCGAGGACGTGATCCTCGATCATCTTCTTGTCGCGATATCCTGCGCGATACTCCTGATAGGCGTTATCGCTGAGTCCGAGAAATAGCAGCAATCCTTTACGCAGGAAAGGGACCGGGTGCGACTTGACCTGGGTGCTCCCATTAGCGAAGACGAGGACCTCGTCGATCGTTGTGCGTTCCGAGTGCCGGAAGTATTCAACCGCTCGCTCGATCATCTCCTCAGGTGTGTCAAAGTGTCGCGGGCGTCCACGCCCTCGGGTCGGGATGCCAGCAGCCTCCCACAAAGACTCCGAGAACAACGAGGACATGCTATCTCCATCGACTGACTTCAGTCTTTCTTGAGGCTAGCGGTCCACCCAAGGGTTCCAGCTGATCAGCCTCGACCCGGCCATTATGCCCGAACTTCCTCCAAAAGGAAAGTGGATATGGACACAGGTGTCGAGGTTTCTGGGTCGCCCGACTTAACTATGGCGCGATCGCCGAGGTCTTTCTCGACGACCATGCGATGATCTTTAAGCAATCCATACTGGACAACCACTTGCGTTCCTGCTGGCCATGGCTCGCGGGCAGACGGCGACTCGCTCTCAGCGAACTTCTGATTCCACAGAGCCTCCTCAGACCGGACACGATCAATCTCGTCTTGCGTGATGGTTTCATTCAGCGCCCGGTATCGAACCCATGGAGCGAGCCTGCCGGGCTCAGGCGGCTTTGCCATGAACGCCCAGCCCTGGTAGGCCGGCGACACAGCAACGACCGTGGCCGACCGAGCACGACCCACGCGCTTTCTTGTTTTCACCACAGGGCAATACATGATCGCACCCGCTTCAGCGAGCTCTTCAACAGCCCTAATGCAATTCGGACCGAAAATCCGAACCACAGCCCAATTGCTCATCATTCCACCTTTCAAGGTTCCAAGTTCCACTTTCCAGCGGGTTTCGAAACTCCCCCCGCCATTTCT